TTTTGATGACTGTAGCTTTTCTGACCTGTACAGCTTTGTACTGGCCAACGACTTCAATTTTGTCGTATTCAATGGATTCTGTAAGTGCCATTAGGATTAATCTCCGATTAAAACAGGTTTATAGCGTGTCAGTTTATAGACATAACGAATGGTCTATCCAGTACGATAAGTAAGATGTCCATAAATGTCTTTATCACTAAAACTAGAACCACTAGAACTACTTGAATTACCATTGTTGTATAGTTCAAAGTATGAATAATTACCACCTATAAAGATTGATTGTTGGCCTATATTTGCAGAAAGATCTATGCCTGGAAGATTTGTAAAGATTACATTTCCTCCTGAGCTGTATGCTGGAGTAAGATTAGCAGAAGCATAAGGTATTCCAGCAAATCTTATGTGAGTACCAGCTCCTGATGCACTAAATCTAAGAAAAAATGATGCATGTAATAAGTTTCCGATTTTAACGTACCAACCTCTTTGGATGCTGTAACTAACACTATTAAAACCTTGACTAGTAGTAGGAGTCCAAAGGCCCTCTTCATAATCATCTAAAAGTTCGCTTGTTGCTCCAGCACTGTCACTCGTTGCAGAAAAGTCAATACCTTTTCCAGAGGGAAATGCTAATCCGTTTGCTGATGTCTCGCACTGTTTCGTTCCATCATGATATAGTTCTACAGCTCCATCATCATGAGCAACAATACTGTCTTCACCTGATTTAGCTTGAATGTAAATATTATCTCCTTCATCATCATCAACGTTTGCTCTTATATAAATGTGTCCGCTATTACTTTGTATATAGTTTTCATTAGTATTGTGTTGAATATTAAAGTCATTACTATCACCAAATCTTATCTGATGATCATCATCTACTAAAATATGATGACTATTAGTATCCAAATCGCCGCCCAACTGAGGCGAAGTGTCATTGACTAAATCTGTAGCGAGATTAGTAAGACCAGAACCATTACCAACAAATGAAGTTGCAGTGCATACACCTGTGAAAAATGCATCACCATCAGGACTCAATGTAACTCCCGAACCTACAATTACATCTCCTGAGCTATTGACTCTTACTCTCTCTGTATTATTTGCATCACTCGTATGAATCGTCAGCAAGTTATCACTACCGCTTCCTGTGGTAATGCTGTTTATGCCTGATATGCTCTTTGGATTTACTACTGTCATGGGGTTTCACTCTCCACCCTATTTGTTTTACTATTTAGACTACAACATAGTTGCCATCAACTGTCAAAGTTCCAGCGATTGACACTGGGCCTGCCATCATTCCTCGGAAACTTGTTCCAATATAATGAACACCTGTAAGCTCACTGTCATGTATGAGCATTCCGTTTGCTACATACACACCCTTGAATGAATTACCAATTCCTGTGAGATCTTTATCATCAAGAGTTGATGTCTGAACACCAACAGGAGTGTTAGTAACAATACCTACACTATCTGATACAAACTTACCAGCAGATACACCTGTTAATAATGCACCACTACCACGGAAACTTGTAGCACTAACAATACCAGAGAGAATAATTGTACCAATACCACTATACTCACCGAATCCAGCACTCAGTTTTGATGCAGTTACAGTTCCATCCGCAGGCGTTCCAACACTTACTGAGTTGCCTAATGCAATAATGAAGATGTTTGCATCAGCAGTCGGTGGATTTGAAAATGTAATCTGATCTGCATTAACTGTAAATGCAGTTCCAGCTTCTTGTATGACACCACCTAATGATATCAATAAGGCATTACCTGATCCTGGCTTATATGCTTGACCACCTGACGTAAGGTTAAACGTCGTCTTTGATCCATCAAACTGTGACTGTAGATCATCCAGTTTGATGAAGTTACCTTGTGTTAATTGTCTTCCTATGTACGGCATTGGGTTTCACTCTCCACCCTATTGTTTTAGTTATTTAGATTATCCAGATACTTCCATAGCCTGTATGAACTTTTGATTACTATATAATCCAAGGTAAAAATTTCCAGTTGATGCTTGTGCATACACAGTATAAGTTACTGGACTGGTTGTAGCAGGTGAATCTAAGTATTGAGCCATGACCGTTGATTGTATTCTTTGATCATTATTCCATATTTCAGCCACACCACGACCAGCTCCTGTACCAGTAAGCACGTTCTCAGCAGTCCCTCCATCAATACTCCTATAAAATGTTATAAAAGCTCTTTGACCACCTGTATTATTATCATACATCGAAGTAAGTGATAACAATATTTTACTGTCAGATCTTGTTGGAGTTATAGTTATTTCAAAATTACCACCAGAGCTTGATCCTGCTGTAAGAGAATTTGAACTATAATCTACGGAATCAGAATGAATTGCCTGTTTGATTTGTATAATACCACCACTACTTCCAGATGGCAGTCCGTCTCTTGGTACGATTCGATTGGTTCTGAGCTCTGACATTATGCTGATACCTCCATCAAAGTTATAAATGCTTTTTGTGCTCCATTATTTACAGGAAATTCAACATTTCCACTTCCCTCCGCTGATTTTCTAACATAAATTTTATATTCAACTGATGAGATTGTTGATGGACTGTCCAGATAATTTATACTGACAGCAGAGTGTAATCTATCAGCATTCTTACAACTCATAAATCCATAATACTCTCCACTTGCAGTTGCTCCTAAATCTTCAAAAGTTCCACCACCAATACTTCTGTATATTGTCAGGAATATTTCATTATTAGCTGCGTTTGTATTACAATCTCCACTTACCATTATGAAAATTTTACTTGTGTTAAATTTTGGAGTTATGGTAGCACTCAAATTACTAGCAACAAAAGATTGACTAGAGGTTTCAAGTCTATTGTCGGTGCTACCTTGTAATATTTGAATGATACCACCTCCACCACCAGTGGGGGCGCCATCAACTGGTACTATTTTATCGACTCGTAATTGTGAAGACATTGTTTAATTCCTTATGATGTTATTTATGCGGCGACTTCCATTGCCATACTAAATACGGCTTGTGCATCACTACTTGAGGGCATTTCAACGTTTGAACTATTATTAGCACTTCTCATATATAATTTATATTCTATTGCCTGACCTACCGAGTAAGTTGGACTATCTAGATAAGTAGTAGAGAAAGGAACTTGTATTCTACTATTATCTCCTCTAACTTCACCTAAAAAACCATTGTTATCATTTGCTCCCACTGTTTGGTTTGATCCAACTGGCGCTATATTTGCAAATGTTCCACTTGCAATACTACGATAGATAGTCACATAAAGACGAGCATTAGAACCATTTGTATTAACTTCTCCGTTAAATTGTAAAAGAATTTTACTAGAGGCTATTTTTGGTGTAATAGTTACAGTATTTGAAGTTGCAACATATGTACTAGAATTAACTTCAGCTCTAGTGCCATTTGCAGTAGATTGAATAATTTGAATAATGTTTCCAGGCCCCCCACTATTCGCTGGTAATTGCAATCTGTTGTTAGAAGTGATGATACCAGTTCCGCCGTCTATTGTAATCATAATTCCTCCTATACGATTGTGAAGTTACCGTCAATCGTCAAGGTTGTTCCCAACTGCATTGGGCCAGAGACGAGAGCATTCGTGAATGTTGAGATATAATAACCAGTAGGATTACTAAATTCAGTATTGAATGATAAGAATCCATCACCCATATACGCACCGTGGAAAGAACTACCAGCACCTGTAGATGTGTTTCCAGCAGGCCCGATCAGATCCTTTCTTGTGACTGTTGATGTTTCAATACCAACAGGAGTTAGAGTTGTAACACCAACCACACCCTTCACAAAGGCACCACCAGCGGCAAGTCCAGTTAAATCAGAACCATCACCAGCAAACTTTGTTGCAGTTAGTGTTCCATCTGATGAGTTGAAAGTTAAATTAGTTCCACTCTTCGGCGCAAGATTGCCAGTTGCATCTGTTGTATATAATACGTTACAAGATGTATCACTTGATTCATCAGCGACAGTTACTTGAGTCGCAGCACCAGTGACATTACCAGTGACATTACCAGTTAAGTTACCAACGAAAGTAGTAGATGTCGTTACACCAGTCGCAAATATATCTCCATCCTTACTTAAAGTTATCCCACTACCAACTACAACACCAGCTCTTGCAGTGATGAGTCCAACAGAATCTATATTTGTTACGTCTTCATAAGTTAATGTTCCACCAATACTTACGCCTTGAGAGAACGTTACGATACCACTAAAAAATCCGTCCGTAGCACTTAATCCACCACCAACAGTGGTCACTCCAACTACCAGACCAGTGGTGTCGTTAATAACTTGACCAGTGACTTTGGTAAGTGCCATGTTATGTAATCTCCATGATTGTCAAAGCAGCATCAACACTATTGTTTGTATCACTATCTACCGTCACAGTATCTGTTGCTTCTAATACGATTTTGTTTCCACCCATGAATTCAAGTGATGAACCCTGTGGAACTGGAGCATTCTTAAGTATCTTAACATCCTCAGTTGCGCCTGCACGAGTGATTCCAACTCCTACATTCACACCCGATCCAGATGTATTTGCAAGTGTAATACCAATCACAACAGTTGTTGTTGCGGCAGGAGCAGTGTATATTCCAACTGTGGTCACTCCCAC